GGCAAAGACCCCCCTCGCGGGTGGCTCCGGTACAACCCCCGATGCCGACGCTCTCGCCAGAGCAAAAGCAAACTACAAGACTGCAGAAAGCCTCCTTGAGAAGATCACCACCTTCACAACCAGAAACGCGCTTCACCCCTATTCTGATGAGGAAGTATCGTCATTCTGGGAAAGTTCCCTTCAAGGTTTCTTTGACATTGACGCCCTCGACCTTGGCCCGGAAGCGACCGCGCTCAAGGGGAAAATACTCGATGCACTCAGGGTAGCGTTTACGCCAGACTGGAATGGTGAGGTTGCACCGGGAGCGGGAAGGACAAGCCCTGACGAAAAATCTCCAAGTGAAATTCTCGACGAGATGGTTACCGAGTATGCCAAGAAGCCTGGCGCGAGAGGTCAGTCCGGTATTGTCCCCGAAGGGTACGCCGCGGGCCGCGAGGACTTCCTGGCTCAGCTCGTCCTTATGATGGAGGCCGAACTCAAGGCCAAGGCTTCAGTATTCGGGCAGTCAACGCTAACCCCGGAAGGGCTCGGAGATGGGCAGTCTATCGCCGACCAAATGGAAGCCATAGCAGCCGAAGCGGAAGCCCAGAGCGCGGCAGCCATCGCGGCGCTTGAGTCAGAGTTTAGAGCGAAGACGGGATCAGCCGGACAGTCGGGATTAACCCCGGAAGGCATGGCGGCGGGCCGTGAGGACTTCGCCGAGCAACTTGTCGCTGATATTGTCATCCCGGCTTCCCTTGAGGCCGCCCAGACCGGGGCCGTCGCGTATGGGCAGGCGTTCAGGGATGGGCTCGAGAATTGGAAGAAAGAGCAGGGCGTAGAAACGGCTCTCTCGGAAGTTATGAATGCCGCGCTCGATGCGCTCGCCATAGAATTTAAGAACAAGCCAGGAGCGATGGGGCAATCAGGGGTGGCCCCGGTTGGGAATGCGCCCAGGAGCGACTTCACCGAGCAGCTTAACGACTTGCCGACGTTTGAAGACACTATTTCAAATATTAAAGTTGCATGGAAAGAACTTATTGAAGGCATAAAAAAAGATGCCGAAGATTGGAGCGATGTTCTCGGAACTGTAGCCGTAGCTGTTGAAGATTCGGTAGGCAGCGCCTTCGAAACGCTCGGCCAGTCGATAGTCACCGGTGATGCGGATTGGACAGGCTGGGGAAATTCAGCGCTCAGAGCCCTTGCTGGCGTTCTTCGCTCTCTCGGCCATCAATTACTCGCCCAGGCCGCCTATGTCGCCATCCTTGGGATTACCCACCTCCTCGTGCTGGACTTTGCCGGGGCTGCCGCTGCAGCCGCCGGAGCCGTTGTGGCATTGGCGGCCGCTGGGGCTGCCTTTGTAGGGGCTGGGTATATCGAGGGCATGGTGAGCGCCGAGGAAGCCGCGCATCGATTCAATGACGCCCTCGATGAACAAAACGAAGCCCTGAAAACAAATAGAGAATTGTGGACGAAATCGGGCAAGGCGAGCGAAGCCTACGCGGCAGTATTCGGGAAGATAAAGTCTCAAGCGGCCTCGTTCTATGAATCCTTACAGAGCCTCGGGAAAGACATAACCGACGCCATAATCGACAACCTTGTAAACGGTTTCTCCCAGGATGATTTCCTCTACGCAATGGAGGAATACATCCGGAAGTCCGTCATCCAGGCGGCAGTCTATACCGAAACCTTCATGGCGTCTGTCGCCACCATTGGTCAGCAGATCGCTACCGGGATCGCTAATGGATTCTCAGCCGGGCAACTTGAATCGCTTGGAACTCAGTTGGCCGCTCTCTACGCAAGCGCCGCGAATGCCGCGCAGATCGCCACGGAATTGGTTGAAGGCGCGTTCTCCTACGATATTGGTTCTCTCTCGGTGCGTGGCGACCAGTACGCAAAGATTCACGATTCCGAAATGATCTTGCCCGCCGGCATTGCCCAGGAAGCTCGAGAACAGGGAATTTCCATCGGGCCAGTGAATGGGCTTCGAGATATCGGGATGGCGGGGCGCGTGGCGGGCGTGCAGACGATCAACGTCAACACGCAGGGAATAATCCAGATCGATGGGCGCGAGATTGGCCGCGTAGCTTTCCAGTACAGCGATGATTTCGCAAAGAGCGCGTATGGCAACTGAAGTAAAAATAGGCGGTGTCACCTATAGGGCCGTGACTGATTCTGTCCGGATCACGGAGCAGGCGCGCGCAGTCTCGAGCACAATGATCCAGGTCAAGCTCGATGCCTTGCCAATCCCCGTATCTTTGCAATCGGTTGAAATCCTTATCGATTCCGTGGCGGTTTTTTCGGGGCATATTGAGAATGTCAGTACGCCTGAATATGAAACAGGGTTTGAGACAAGGGTGTGTACGATCTCGATCCAGAGCCTTGAAGCTATCCTGAACCGCAGACTTGTGTCGGCGAATTGGTATAATAAATATGTTCATGAAATTGTGCAGGATATTTTCGACGATTATCTCGCTGAGGAAGGCCTTACTCTCGGAAGCATTTCAACCACAACCGTCCAGATCGACAGCTATAAGAAGTCCTATGAACAGGCCGGGACGATCCTCGAAGACTTGGCGCGGCGATGCGACGGGGCGAGCTGGTACATAGCACCGGATAAGAAATTTTATTTCCTTCTCTCGACCGACTTCCCTCAGGTGACGGCACCAACGCGCATCACTGGCCTCAGGCGCGTAGACGCGTACAAGGATCTCCGAACTGTCCAGATCATGAAGGGCGCGAGCTCAAGGATTATCGGCACGGCGACCAATGCCACCTTATTGGCCGAGATTGCAGCACTTTCCGGGACTTCCGGGAAGATTGAAAAGGTCGAATCCGATGGCTCGATCCATAACCCCACAAAGGCGGGAACGGAAGCCTCTGCGCGGCTTGCCCAGTATGCCGAGAGGGAAATCACCCTTACGTGTACCTGCCATGATCTTGTAAAATCCGCGCTCTATCAGACATGGGAACTCTATTCCGGCCATTTCCCAACCGATGTGGCCTTGCCGACCGATGAAGCCGTGCCAGGAACGCCGAGCAATTACCCCGCTGGCATGACTGGGCTCTATACGGTTATTCAGCGGACAATTACCTGTTTCGGAGTCGATCAATTCCGCATTTTTGTGACGTTGAAAAACCGGAATTACTTCGCGCGATACGGCTATTCTGTCCGGCAAGCCCTCGAAGATGCTTGGAAAGTTTCGCGGGAAGTAAGCAACATCAACTCAGAAGACCAGTTCACTCCGGACAAAAAGATCGCAGCGCGTGAAGCGTGGAATATCATCGCATCCGAGAAGGATGTCCTCGATAGCCGAGCGGACACTTATTCGGTGACGACAGAGAAAACGGCCTATGACGCGGCATTTACCGCCTTGGCCAATTATCTTAATGCTGGGGTGGCGTGGGCTTCAGGATACCCTTCATGGATTGCTGACGCTTTGCTCTCGGAAACAACTGATATCGTTGGGGTGGATTATCAGGCGACATGGCGGGCGTACTATGATGCGAAGGAAGCGCTCAACGCGGCGATCTTGCTTGCCTATAAGGCTGCCATTGAAGCAGAGGCGGCCGCCGCCGTCCCTGCCCTTGTATCTCGTTTCCGTGGCTCGTTCCTTTTTGTTTCGACAACGACAGAATATTATACCGCCCCTATCGTCAATGACTGGATTCTCCTTTTTTCAGCAACGCCGGGAACCTCGGAGCGAGGAATTTATAAATGGACAGGGACGGTCTGGCAAAGGCAAAGCGCCCTCAGTGAAGAGATTGTCGCCTCGTGTGCTTTTTCTGTCCTTGCTGCTGTTGATGCAGGATATGGGCCATCTACGGATTATCTCAGCATTGGGGAAAGTAGCCAGGCTGTTGATTTATTGATTGCTAAAAGAGTATTCGCGCAAGATGTTACGGCAACAGGAACCATTACCGGGGCTGTGGTGCAGAGCAATGACAAAAGAGTCATCATAAGCAATGACGGCTCAGATTCCGTTGCGAATGAAGGAATTTGTGTAGGCACTCATGACCTTACCGGTACTCCAACCGGCGACAAAATACAGATATCAAAAGCCTCCACGCTACTTGGAGATGTTGAAGTTATCGCCCTAAAATATGCATCCGGCGGGGCCTGGGTCGATAGATTTCTAATTTATCTCGCTGGAACAACCCAGCCTGTTCTTAGGGATCAAAAATATGGGCTCTATTTGCTTTTTGCAAATAATGTGCTCTATCTCACCAAAGTTGCCACACCTTCAAGCAGCAGTGAAACCTCGTCCTTCTGGGCGGATTATCTTCATTCGCTAAGTTGTAGCCTTGGGGCTACGACGGTTAGCACGCTTAGCGCGACAGGGGCAATCACCACCGATGTTGCGATAAATTCCTACAAAATAGATGACGATTCAACCCCAATAGCGACCAAAGCCAGCGGAGGATTATCGGAGGAAGAATCTAGTGCCATATTTTACGTGTATAAGCCCATATCTTGTATTTTTATTTTCTCGAACAACCTAGCACTACAGGCATACTACAACGGTTCATATTATACAGTAGAAAACGGTACGGGACGATATGTGGCACTCAATCCTGGTAGATATAGGTTTATTAACTCAGGGGTGAACGCTGCATCAGGAACCCTTTATTGCATTGGCGTCTACGGCTCCACGGATGGATCGGCTATATGGTCTTAATTTAATGAACATTGAAAGCAATAAGGAGTAAATATGTCGAGACCAGCATCGATCAATTACAGTTCTCCAGGAACATACGCGATAGGTGTCCTTCCCGCCTATGATGACATTTCAGACATGAACGCCAGGGAAGCGGCGCTCGTGGCCGTGTGCGAGTTTGCCGACCTGTTCAATGAGGCGGCGAGCGCGGCTCCTGCCGATGCCGACCTCATCACATTCTGGGATGTTACCGGATCGGTATTCCAAACGATGACGTGGGCAACGATTACGGGACTTTCTTCCTCCGCCCAGGCCGCCGCCGAAGCAACCGCCGCCGGGGCGCTGGCTGGCCATGTGGCCGATCTCGACCCGCATGCGCAGTACCAAAAAGAGGAGGCCGGAAAAGGGCTCTCAACCAACGATTTCGACGACGCCGCTGAAATAAAGCTCGGAGGCATCGAGGCCGCTGCCGATGTCACCGACGAGGCCAATGTCACCGCGATTGCAAACGCCACCGCAGAAGTCGCCGCCGCGCCCGATCATATCTTGGTGCTTGTCGGTGGAGCGTTGAAACGCTGGACAAAGGCAGGGTTTGAAGCAGTTGTTAAGGCGCTTTTCCTCGCAACAGTCGAGGCCGGTGCGGAAACCGCTACGCCTGCCGACGCTGATGTGTTCCCAAGCGTATCAGCCGCCCATGCCGCGCAGAAAAGCACATGGGCACAGGTAAAGGCAGCTCTCGCTATCGCGTTTAAGCATGGCGGAAGTAATGAGCTTGGTACCGCGACCCCTGCCGCGAATGCGCTGTCGAAAGCTAATGCTTCCGGGAAGCTTGATGCGTGGATAAGTGACGCAACGACCGCTGTAAAGGGTATAATGATGCTTGCCACTAGGGGGGTGGAATCCGCCGCAAAGGCAGTCCCTGCCGTCGGAGCAGACGTGGCGGCATTGCTGGCGGCTGGCGGATATTTGACAGAATTTGATGGCGTAACCTGGGACGAATCGACTGACACCTACACGACTTTTGGTCGCGCCTCTACTCATCCAAATTATCTTAAAGTACAGAAAGGGATGCGCCGATGCGTGGTAACTGACGCTGGTGTCGTCGCGTATTATCTACATCCTACAAATTCAGCGCTCAAGGAAGACGGTGTCACCGCCTCGGTGCTTGATGGTACCGATGGTCAAGTGATGGTTGAAATCCCGAAGTTCTATTACTCATATTCATACGTCGGTACTCTGCACACATGGAAAATATCAGAATACCAGCTTCCTGGCTTTGAACTCCATCCCATGTTTTTACAGGGTACGACAGAAATGTCGAAGGCTTTTATTGGAGCTTACGAGGCATCGTATTATGATGTTTCGGCATCGAAAGCATCTGGTGGTGCTGGGGTTTTATCACAGGCTGTGTCTTTTGTGGCATTGACAAAAACCATCACTTCGACAGCTTCTACGGCACCGTTCAAAAATTGCGTGATTGGCTCAAAAATGGTCATCACAGGGACGACGCTCAATAATGCAACGGTGACGGTGGCTACGGTTTCCGATCAAAGCATTACCATAGACGAGGTGATTACCGATGAGACAGCAGCTAGCGCCTCGGTGCTCCCTCAGGTTGACACTACTGCCACGACAGGCGACAAGCTCTCCTCGGTATCGGGTCTTGCTCCGCTTACCTATAAAACAAGGGCGGGATTCAGACAGCTTGCCAAGAATAGGGGGGCAGGATGGACACAGCAGACTTACGACATGGCGTTTGCTGTGCAGATTTTGATCCTTGTTGAATATGGAAGTTTCTATTCTCAAAATAAAATTGGCGCGGGAATTACTAATGTAAGCAACTGGCTTGCATATAATAATTACTTCCCTATCGCTAAAGCTGGAAACTCAAACGCTATTGGAAACGTGACAGGGAACAACGCAGGGGCAACAGCCGCCGCCACCGAGGAATCGAAATACTTATCATATCGAGGTATTGAAAATTTCTTCGGGCACGTCTGGAAGTGGGTTGATGGATTTAACATTAACGCTAATGCGGCCTATGTTAATAACACAATCGCAACGATGGCCGACGATACAGCGTCAGGCTATACGTTGCTCGGGTCGATGCCAGCTGCAAATGGATACATCAGCACATTGCTGGCAATAACAAGGGGGTTTTTACCGAAAGCCGTTGGTTCTCCTGCCGATGGTTCACATAAAATAACTGACTATTATTATCAGTCAACCGCCTGGCGGGTGGCTTCGCTCGGGGGTAGTTCGGCTGATGGGGCTAATGCGGGGGCTTGGTCTTGGTATTGCAATGCTTCCTCGGCCTATGCGGATCAGGATTTCGGCGCTCGGGTTGGTTTATTAAAGCAGTAATGTAAATTTTAAGGGACTATGGATTGAGCGCATAGCAGGTAGCTAAACTCGGAGGTAATTCGAATAATGGAGCTAATGCAGGGACTTGGTATTGGAATTGCAATAATTCCTCAGCCAATGCGAATCAGAATATCAGCGCTCAGGTTGTTTAATAGTGTTTTCTTGCTTTTATCCATAGTTCCTCACCTCTTGGTGAAAAATAACAATTCCAAAATACGTGCTGGTAGGGCTAGACCGAACGCTCGTTGGAGAAATAAACAAAAGGGCTTTGTATGAAACGCTTCGGGAATCTTTACGACAAAATATATGATCTCGAAAATATACGCTTAGCCCACAAAAACGCAAGAAAACACAAAACTAAATATAAAGAAGTCAGAATGGTTGATAAAAATCCAGAGTTTTATTTTAAGCAAATACAGGACATGCTAAAAAATAAAACCTTCAGGAATGGCGAATATAGCATATTTACAAGGAAGTTTTATTCAAAAGAGCGTGTCATCTATAAGCTTCCATATTTTTCAGATAGAATTATTCATCATTGCATCTTGCAGGTTATAGGCCCGATATGGAATTCGGTATTTATAAGAAATACTTTTTCATCAATCAAGAATCGCGGTATAAAAGATGCTGTATTGAGAATAAAGAAAACTTTGCATGAACATCCTGATCTTGACTATTGTCTTAAAATTGACATAAAGAAATTTTATCCATCAGTAAATCATGATATCTTGAAAGGTATAATCGCAAAAAAAATTAAGGACAAAGATCTTTTATGGCTATTGAATGAAATAATAGATTCGGCGAGCGGTGTTCCTATTGGTAACTATTTATCGCAGTATTTTGGAAATTTATACTTGTCGTATTTCGATCATTACTCAAAGGAAATATTAAAAGCAAAATACTACTATCGTTATTGTGACGATATTGTCGTACTGAGCAATAGTAAAGAAAAGCTTCGAGAATTACTTAAGGCTATGCGGATTAAGGTTGACCCGCTTCGAGTAACAATAAAAGAAAATTGGCAAATATTCCCCATTGACAAACGAGGGATTGATTTTCTTGGTTATGTATTTTTCAAGAATCATATTCTTATTCGAAAAGCGATTAAACAGAGATTCATCAAAAACCTTATAAAAATAGCTAAATCAGACATTCTTCCTTCTACGAAAGTAACGAGCGGCTCAATGAGTTTTGTCGGTTGGATGAAATTGGCAAATACTAGAAATTTGGTAAAAAAATACTTCACGAAGAATGTCCAATCATTAGTGATTAAATACGGAGTTTCTAAAAGGAGTGTTAAAAATGCTGCATAACAGCTCTGCTGATTTTGTGCCGGCTCTCGTAGTACAGACCAATGGGATGTATCAGGTGCGTTTTAATGTAACAGAGCGCACTTTCGATGACCAAGGCATCGCGCGCCAAGCGTGGGATTACGAGTATGCCGAAACGGCAACGCTCGATTATGGGGCTTTTGTTGATGCGATTATCGGAACGCATTATGGCAAAGATGCTGAAATTGCAATGCTTAATAAAGCATTTGCCGATCCTGCTGATATAGATTATGCCGAATACAATGCCTTCCGCGCAGAGGCAAAGATAGCAGCCAAAGCAGCGATTGAATGGTGGGGATCCTGCTAATGTAATGTTTCGCGGCAACGCGATAAAAGCTAAAAAATTGGGGGCAATATGGAGATTCATAATCTTGCACAACTTACCGCTTTCGTGACCGAGCTTGCTACGGCCTTTTGGGGCGACGACCGGACGCGTGACAATGGAATTAGGTCGCAGGTTCGAGATCATGATAAACGCATTGATGATACCGAAAAGGTAGCTTGTGGCGCCTCCGACAAGATCAACGCGCATCTTGAAGCCCATGCCAAAATGAAGACAGCGACAACAGAGCTAAAAATAGCAATCGCTGTCGCCATCATATCATCGGCAGGTTCGTTGCTTATGGGCGCGGCAAAGCTAATCGAAGTGGCGAAAATCGTCCAGGCGGTGCCAAAATGAACGTCATCAAGGGCGGAACCATAACCGCAGGATTCAGCGACCCACGCCCCCTATCAAACCCCGGCCAGCATATTCATGGCGCCCTCGATATCGCCGGGGGCGACGGCCTCTCGCGAAGCCCGGTCAAGGGAGTCGCGCAGGGCTTCGTCATCATCCGGGGCGACGGCTGGGACAAGAACGAAAAGCCGACCATCCTCGGCTTTCCCTGGCACGACTATTTCGAGGACGTTTTTGGCGGCATCATCGTCATCGAGGAAACGCAACACGCCCGCCTGCATATCCTTGCCCACTTTTGGGCAGACATCATCCTCGACGGATCGGCCAAAGCGTCGGTCGATATTCACTACAAGGACCATTTTGAGACGATCAAGAAAACGCGCTTCCCGGCAAGGATTCTCCGGTCGATCAGGGTGCCAGTCGAAGCCGGGGACATTCTCGGCCCTGTCGGGAACGCAGGCTTTGTCTCAGGCGCGACCGGCCTTCATGTCCATTGGGAGATCCACCACAGCGTAAAGCGGCTGGATGACTACGCCGCGCGGATAAATCCCGAGGAGTATATGCGATGAAATTCCAGGGCTTGAAGAAAGCGGCTGCATTCTGGGCCGCGTACTGGGGCCTTTTGGCCGTCTATTTCGTCACTCTCGCCGTCGATTCGGTAGGGGCAAGGACTATCGCTGTCCCGGTAGTTGCTGCGCTTGTCTCGCTTTCCGGCATATCGCAGGGCTGGAACGTTGCCGAGAGCGTCAATGTGTCGAAGAACTATCGGGTGGAACTCACTAAAGAAGGGAAAGAATGAAACTCAAGCCCCTCACCATAGCCGCCCTCGCCCTCATCGCCATCCTGGCCATCACTTCCTGGATCTCAATTTCCATCGCCAACCAGCAAGGTAAAAGGCTCGAGAGAATAGATACAGAGCTGGCGGCCGCCGGCAAAGCCGACGAAGTAAAAAAGGAGGCTACCGATGCGATCAAGAATGCAGATCCTGCTGATCTTGTGGACGCTTCTCCTCGTTCCAATGAGGTTACTGGCGCAAGAGACGCCATCATCCAAAGCCTCCCCGGAGATGTACGGGCTAGAATCCGGGCAATCCTCTCCGAACGAACTGGTCGCTGAACTCCTCGACGCATCGGTAGACGAAGGACAAGAGGCTGCGGAGAAGTCTTTCAATGAAGGCTACAGGCAGGGGCTCCTCGACGGCCAGCCTGACGCGGCGTGGTGGGAAAGCTTTTATCGATCGATGCATGAAACGATGGAGAAAGAGCAACACGGGCCAACCTGGGGAACGGTGGCGATTGCAGGTGGGGCTGGGCTTCTTTTAGGGGTTTCAATATCGAGCATTTTGGCGATCGTATTCTTGGGGCAATGATTCACTTTGCGTGGCGATATGCGTTCAAAAACCCTAACACTATTGAAATATACTTATCAAAAACCATGTCGGGCGGTTAAGTAATTCCACATTCTTACACGATACGGTACCCGTAGGGGCTATTTAAGCGGCTTATATTTCGTTACCAAATAACGATTTATAAGCCGCTTTTTCTTTTACGTGGCGTTATCCGTGGCGCTATCTCCAAAACAGGGCTATTATTGCCCTATGCCAAGAACAAAACAGCCTATCCGCGCTGAGCGAGTATCGCCACGCGATCACCGCTTCCGCGTCTCTTTTCTGGGCTTTGATGGAACCTTCTTTTCCCCTTACGAAGACCGTGACCGGGCGATTGCCTGGGCGGAAAGGAACCGGGAAGCCCTTCTATCTACTCGATCCAAGAGCCATAGTTTCCAGGAACTCTCGCAGGGCTTCTTTGGCCGTGGCGGCGCCTGGGATAAGGATCAGGAAAGCATGGGATGGACGAGAACCGACGCCACACTCTCTATCTATTCCGGATTCCTTAAAAACAATTTCCTTCTACTGTTCGGGGATTATGACATCAGGCTCATCGATGCCCCGATGCTCAAGCTCGCCCTGGCTGGCTTTATGAAGATCAACGGCAAGCCTTATGCCAGAGGGACGCGAAATAAAATGCGGTATGCCCTCGGCCTCATGTTCGATTATTGGCTATCGGTAGGGTTGCTTCATGGATCAAATCCTGTCGGCCTCGTCGGGAAGTATAACAAGGCCCCTGAGAAGCCTAGAAGCGCCCTGCCTCGCGATGTTCTCCTGAAGCTCTGTCCGAAGTCTCACCCAGCCGCGGTAAAGCTCTACGGATCGTCGATGTATGTCTGCTTCTTTTTCTGCATGAATGACACCGGGGCGCGTCCAGGTGAACTGCGGGCGCTGCGCTGGGGGCAGATCGACTTTGATAAAAGGTTCGTCGCCATAAGGACGGCGATCGAGGCGGGGAAAAGTGACAAGGTTAAGGGAACAAAGACGAACATCGTCCGCCCTGCATATTTTTCCGAGAGGACGATTCAGGAATTGCGGATCTGGCGGGAGGAAACACACCTCCCTGACGATATGGATTTTATCTTTGTCGCGCCGCACCGCAGAAAGCCGGTATCGCAAGGCCCGACCGAAAACGCCTTCAAGCGCGCGCTGGTTCAGCTGGGCTATGAAGGCAAGGACTGGACGCCCTACTACATCCGGCACAGCTTCGGGACGTACAAGATGGAGATACTAGAGCAGCCGGATATCGAGAAGCTCATGGGACACGCATCGAGCGTGACAACGAAGGGGTATCAGCATCCCGACGATGAGACGGTGAGGCTCTCGGGGGAAGGGATACAGAAGAAGCTTGACGATGCCCGGTAATTACCCCAAAAGCCGGGTCGCGCCTTGCGCACGGATAGACTTCTGACGTTCTAGGTGAAATAGTACCCAAATAGGGACAAACGCAGCCAAGGGGCAGGAATCGCGGTTCCTGGGCTTGTCACCAATTGCTCGATTTTGAAGATAGTGCAGCTTCCAAATTAGAAAACATCTTTTCAGCAGCTGGCCTTAAGCATTCATTTATCGTGAACTCATTGTCCAATATTTGCTGGCTGCTGTGCCCTGCCACTGAAACGACAACATAGGCGTCCTCGACGCTGGCCC